TTGATTCTCAAGATCGCAACAGGCATTTGGCTAGGTTGGCCCAGACTTTCGGGCTTGCCACAATTGACCTAAAGAACGCTAGCTCCAGCATTTCGTTGGAGTTAGTTCGTGCGATCATGCCGGCTGATTGGATGTGTGTTCTGGAGGATTTCCGTTCATCTCATGGCACTTGCCGTGAGTTGGACAAACCTCTGGAATACCAGATGATTAGTTCTATGGGCAACGGGTTCACTTTTGAACTCGAATCCCTGATATTTTTTGCGTTAGCCAAGGCTACTGCAGAAAATACCGGTTTGTCAAATTTAGAACAGAATCGATCTATAACTGTTTTCGGGGATGATATTATCATACCCCGGAGCTGCGTCGGAGAGTTTCGTTCCAATTTAGCCCTTTTTGGGTTCACAGTTAATGTGGAAAAGTCCTTTTTTTCAGGTTTTTTCTATGAGAGCTGTGGTTTTGACTATTACCGTTGTACAGAAGTACGCCCGTTCTTCCTTAAAAGGGAGGTAAAGACTGTCAAAGATATCTACTTTTGTTGTAATTCTGTTTTGTACACTTGTATTAAACAGAATAGTAGCCATTTGACAGGTTTGTATCTTTATCTCTTTTCTTGGATTCATAAAGTCCGGTGTTTCGGTCCCCTACATTTTAATAAACTTAAAGTGAATGGCCGTATCATCAATGACGATATGGAGTCTGTTCTGAGAGTACCTTTGGAGTTCGCCCAGGCTAATGGGGGTGTGCGATTTTCTGCACACCTTCAAGCTTGGAAGTATACCAAATGGATCTCTGTAGCAGTCGAAGATTCCCTTGGTCAAAGTCCCCAGTATGCTGTAAAGCATGCTAGGTATCAGACCTTTCTTCAGGGTAACCTTCAAGGACAAGTACTTTCGCGAGGCCGGATGAAGTCGGTCAAAAAAACCGGTGTCAGTTCCTGTTGGAACGGCATTTTAACGGCTGATTGCCTCCGCCTAATAATGACTCTATTCTACTTTGTAGAATTAGAATACATGTTAGCCGGGGGCTAGGCCTAACCTCTAATCGTTTTTCTAAAACGATTCCGACTGAGGTAGATACTAACTGACTCGCGGCTATCTAAGCCGCCTTATCAGAGTGTCTACCTATCGGTACTTTTCAAGTTGCGTGAGCATACTTTGGGTACCCTTTTGGGTACTCAAGTCTGCTTCG